TACGTCTTATTTGTTGCGTGTGTACCTAATGTAGGGGCATTAGGAAGAACAACCTGGACACCACCACCTGACATTGTCAAGGTACCAGTCATTGTGTCACCAGTTACATTTACAAAAGTTGTATCTGCGTATGTTTTCGTTACTGCATGAAGTGGTAATGTTGGAGGACCACTAAGTGTTAGCGATCCTGTCATTGGGGAAACACCATTGGCAAGGATTACATCAACAAATATAGACCCATCATAAACAGATAATTCATTTGTTACTGGATCAAATATGAATTGGCCAAGCAAAGGAGTTACTGGAATCAAAACATAAAATACATTACCACCAGGACCTTCGTTAACAACCCCAGGTGTTACGAAAAGAGTAGTTTGATTAAGAGTGCCATTAAAGGAAGAAGCACTAACGACATATGTACCATCATTTGATGTTGTATTCTTAACAGAAATCGTTTGACCACCAGGAAGTAACGTATCGTGTTTACCATCAATTACGATAGCCGATGAAGATGTGATAATCAAAACGACAGTAAAACTATAGTGATTTGGGGTTGATGTTGTCGACCAATCAGCACCGTCAAAAACATGAAGTAGTGAACTTGTTGTATTATACCACGTTTGACCTTCAATGCCATTTACAGGAGGACTTGTATTAGCAAAGTTCTCCATAATGTTGAGCATGTTCTCTTGGAATCGCTCACCATATACTCCATGTCCACGCCCATAGAATATAATTGGTGTTGATGCATTAACTGCTGTTCCATCAAGCGTTGGATCAGATGGAGATAGAGTACCATCTGTACGAAATGATGGAACTATAATAGGTAGTTTCAGAGGGTCTGAAAAGTTGATTGCATATGTCGGATTTGGTAAAGGCATTTATTGTTTCCTGTTAACCATGTATTTAATACTTATGTCTTGATAATGAAGTTCACTGTCAAGAATGGGTGCATATTATTATGCGATCCACCACCACCAGCAGACGAAGTTTGTATTGTTGCTACTCCAGACCATGTGTTTATTACATCATCAGCTGCATCTGCTGTAAACAATCCGCCATATCGTGAGTACCCGTGTGTATGTGCCGGAATTTGAGGTGTCGTTAGAGTATGTGTTTCTGCACCACCACTAGCAGTCAAAGAACGACTCGTACCAGATCCTCCACCTTCTGCTGTATTTCCTAAACCAGCACCGACTGGTGAACGACCATTAAAATTTGGTACATTAAAATTGGGACCTGCACCACCCCATGTGTATCCAATTGCAGTGAATAGTACTGGATATGTTGCTGCTACTTTAGAAGACCCATCACACATTAGCCATCCAGATGGAGCTACAGCACCAGCAAACATTATAATTGCTCCTGCTGGCGATGACGATGCTGCAGCGGCATCAACATATTGTTTTGTTACAGCACCAAGTGGATTTACTGGATCCGCATTAAGAATCAAGAATCCAGTCGTCGTATCGCCAGATACATTAACATAAACAGGATTGAGAGTTGATTGTAAAGAAGCGAGCGAAACGAGATTGTCGACATAACTTTTCGGAGTAGCACTTGCAGATGTTGCAGGTGCACCACCAAAAAGGACGAGATCACCTGTCATTGTATCACCTGCTTTGGCGACTTTTCCTGCAACTGGTCCTACTCCACTGTCGACATATGCTTTTGTTGCTGCATCTTGTGGGTTAATTGGAACATCAACATTGGAAATTCGTTGGCTTTCAGCATCGAAGGCACCAACGTTTGGATCATAATTTAGAACATTCAACCATGCACTACCGTTCCATACGTATAATTGTTGATTTAGTATGTTGAACCAAAGCTGTCCAATTGATGGTGCTAATGGTGCTGGAGTGATTATAACCGTGCCAGGGCCAGGTCCTAATTGTGCAACAGGAACACTAGCGACACTAACGGTTGTTTGATCGAGAACAGCATTATATGTTGGAGTTGGCAAAACGATGTAAGTACCATCGTTTGATGGGGTGCCAGTTACTTGGAACTCTGCACCTGGTACTAATTGTTCTGTCGCATCTCCTTCAACCACAAATACATCTGTAATATCGTCAGCAGATACAATATTAAATTCATATAGTTGTGTACCACTACTCACGAACCCCCAATCTTGGTTAACATCATAGACTTTAATAACGTTGTTTGCAGAGTCAAACCACAGTTGACCAATTGTTCCGAGAATGGGAGGAGTTGGTGCAGCAAAGTTCTCAAGAAGCCGTACTAAATTTTCATTTATCTTTTCGGCATATCTCAAAGCACCTTCACCAGGAAGTGAAAGTGAAGTATGCGCTTTATCTGGTTGTGGTGGCAAAGATTCAAGACGATCAGGACCATCGATTTGACCAGGAAGAATAATGAATGGTGTTTTACCAGTCAGTGTTGGTTCTGATGGTGGTGATGTGAAATTAATTAGGTATGATGATACTGCCATAGTTTATCCTTAGGTTTTGATAATCTTTCGTACTACAGCATATGGAGTCATTATATTCATTGCTGCGTTTCCACCTGTGGCTCCAGTAGATTGTGTTGTCCAGAAAATTGTACCGTTAGCACCACCGTTATCAGCATCCCCACCCGGATCACCACGTTGATATGTATGTGTGTGGCTTAGTAGCTCTGTACTGCTCATTGCGTGAGCTTCTTCTCCCCCAAGTGTAGCAAGGGTTCTACTATATGGACCCGTGTAGGTAATTGCAAAAGTACCAGAACCAGTTGCTGTTATGTTTATTGCTGTTCCATTCTGAGCATTGGCAAGTGATGTTGCGAATTTAACTGATGTAGTACCGTTACGAATTATGTATACAGTATCACCGAAGTCTAATAGACCAGCAGGAGATGTAGTTGGTGCTGTTGAACCTCCAACAGCATCTGTAATTACAACAGTCATTCCCGTTACCCAATGATCTGCAAAGTTTGATCCAACTGTGGCTGTATCAGAGACGGTATTAACGGCACCTGCTGTAAACGTTTCAACAAGAGTTGAGACTCCAAGCCCGACAGTTGTTCGACCGTTTAGATTTGGAACATTAAAGTTTGCACCAGAACCACCCCATGTGTATCCAATTGCAGTGAATAGTACTGGATATGTAGCTGTTAATTGAGAAGATCCATCACAATTCAACCATCCTGTTGGTGCAACATTTCCACCGAAGTCTATAATTGCACCTGCAGGGATTGTAGCTGCCACTTGACTATCGACATACGTCTTATTTGTTGCGTGTGTACCTAAAGTAGGAGTATTTGGCAGTACAACTTGGGCAGCTCCTGTGAGATTAATGTTTGCTGATGTGTTTAAGACACCAGTCATTGTGTCACCACCGACGTTCACATAAGTAGCGTCAACGAGTGAGGTAATGTCAAGAGCAACGACGGGTGTAGTTGCCGAAACTCTACCTTTAGTATCAGTTGTTATTTTAACGAATGACGCTACAACAGGAGTACCGACGTTAACTAATGCAAGGACACCAGCAGTACCATTAACCGTAGCAGATGATGAGCTTGATACATCTGTACCAGTAAATGATACCGTTGAACTATCAACATACGTTTTTCTTGTTGCATCAGTTCCAACTGTTGGAGCTCCAAGATTCGTGATCTTGAATCCACCCATGTTAATATCCGCTGTTGCAGCAACACCAGGACGTAAAAGTTCTACCCAGGCAGGAGCAATTAAGGGAATAGTGCTACCAATACGGACTTTTAGATTTTGCTTAGTTGAATCAAACCACAATTGACCAACTGTGGGAGCAGTAGGAGGAGAAGCAGTAGGACTTGCGAAGTTCTCTAAAAGACGAACAAGACTTTCGTCTACTTTTTCACCATAGCGATTTCTGTCTGAACCAGGAAGGTCGAGAGGTGTATTTGCACTACCTGGTGGGATATCTAGCAGCCTGGAAGGACCATTGAGGTCTCGTATGGCAATTATAAACGGGGTCTTTCCAGTTAGTGTAGGTTCAGTAGGTAGTGAGGTAAAATTGATTACATAGGGTGTTGCCATAGTTAGCAATATCTCCGTAAACACATTGGTTCACAGATATTTATTACTAACCCATTAGATTCTCAACTCTTCTACACAGATGTCCATCCAATCGACAACTTGACGATTCTGATCGAATTTATACATCCAATAAGGTGCTCTTACGAGTGACTCAAAGAGTTTTTGTTCGTTCTCATCTAGTGAGATAAGAAACTCTTTGAACTTGTGGCTTCTGAGTAGAATCCACGGTGTTAATTTGTGTTCACGAATCAATTGAAGTACCTCTCCACTTGTTAGGTAGAGAAACACATCAGTAACAGAACAATTAAAGGTTTCAGAAAGATCAAACAGAGTACGGACAGTAATCTCTGCTAATTTTGTTGGTGGAACCGATTTGTCAATGAACTCAAGATACATTGCATATACTTCATCATTTGTCCACATTGGTGGGGGATACTGCTTGTCAATCATCATCTTGACAAACAGATCCGTATCAGTTAGATGCACTCTGCGAACAAAGTCGACAAATCTATGAAATGAAAGATAATACTTGGACTTGAGGAACGCAGAAGCTGTTGGAACTTTCTTCTGTTGAAACTTGAACCATTTTTGATAATATGACCACGCTGCTTGACCACGTGGAGTCTTAAACTCCTCTTGTCGTAGCATTTGTGTACATTTGTGTTTGAGATATCTATCCTCATCAACAAACGTAGAAAAGCAGAAACTACACTGAAACTTGTCAGCGAAATCTTGGATTGTCACTTCTTGAGTTCGACTTTTAGTTTTGTTATTTCTTCTTTTTGGTATCCAAGACCCTCTGCCAATGAAATAATCTCTTCATCAGAAAATAGGGGAAGGACTTCTGTTGCATGGACTGTATTATAGTCATACTGACGACAAAGTATTTCAACCGCTTGTGGTCTATTCTTCCGTCGTCCTGTACTTGTCTTTAACCATGTATACTTATAGAACTTTCCAGGCGTGCATGTGCACATTAGATCAAACAATAGTTGTTTATGTTTCTGCAAAGAGAACACATATGGATTGACAAGTTCGTTAAGAAGAATCACCTGGAGTGGATTTGATGTTCCAGAAAGCCATCTCATAAGAACGAGAGGAGCTATACTTTTCTGTTCTTCTTCTGTAAGACCAGTATAGTACTGATGGTTCTTTTTGTTGAGATTTCCTAGAACCTCAAATATATCGGTCTTGTATTGTGTTGCCATATGTTGGTAAGTGTTTTAACTATAGTATGTTATACTGGTCTCAATTTCTTGTTACAGAACTTACAATCAACATATTCGCCGTCATCATCTGTCTTAAAAATCAACAAATCGTATGGATGAACACATTCTTCAACCATTTCAAGTCTAAGTTCAGCAACTTCATCCTTGATTGGTAGCATCTTAAAGTGGAGATCGATCAGCTTTTCTTCTAGAGGTTGTAGTCGCTTAACTAGTTCTTCCATGTTGTCACGTTTTCTCTGCCAAGCAGTCTTTTCAGGACGAGTAGCATGATTAGCAACAGCTTCGAGAATTTTTCTCATATGAAGTTGTTCTTCAGTTTCATTTTCTGGTTTTTTAGTTCTTGACATTTTATTCCTCATTCTCGTATTGTTTGTAGTATTCTCGTTCGACCTGTCCTGCATTAAAATCCTTTAATGGTCCATTATAGATTTCTAAATCAGCAAAAATAGTCATCCACACTTGAGAGTCTACTTCTGACAACGTGTATACATATAGTTCATCTTCTGAGTCAACAGGATAGATATAAACGTTTCCGATGTCTTCCTTTAGACGACGAACCACATGTGCTGCGAGACATTCAATTCCGTTAAAGTACCTTGGTATATTTTGTCCTGATTGAATTCCATCAACAATTGTACAGTACCCATTATTAAGGATCTTAAGTAAGTCGTTTCCCATTCCGGTTGGAAATCCATCAGATTGGCGATAGATTGTTACCAGTATCTTATTATCTCCATTCTTTATGCGGACTAAGCTGCTTGTTCCCATTGTATGTCTCTCTCAAACATTGTGACAACATCTTCGAATGTTATCTTTCTCTCATATGGTTGTAAATTCTCATCTAGTTCGTATACTTCTGCAGTCCCACCTTCATTTAATAGTGCTGCAACAATATGTCTATGACAGAATGATCCTGTCTTTTCATAACATAACATGATGTCACCATCTTCAAATAGATCAGCAATATCTTGTGCAAGTGTTGGTACCGCTACTGTCTCTGGTACACCTCGAAGTTTGTTAAGGTATTCAATTGTGTAATCGTTCTTTCCTAAATTGTCATTCTTGTATCTTCTCAACATATCCCATGTTGGGGCAAGTTTAACAATCCTTCGACCAGGAAATCCTGGTGGTGATTTTGCACTTATTGATATTGCTCTCGGGTGTCTGCTCGCTCTACCAAAGTATGAAGTGTACAGTGTTTTCATTTCGATTGTTCTAATTTCTGTTCTTGCAAATCTTCAAATTGGCTAATAAGATGGTCAATAAGATGTTGTATCTTCTGTTCGATCGGTGTATCGATGTCTTGGTATGTTGAACTCACCCACGGTGAATCACAACAACCACAAGAAGAAATATACAGTTTGTGTTTTACACAAATTGCTTTGTAGTCTGCTAGAAACGTATCAAGTTGTTCACGTGTCATATTTGTCCCAGTCTAATTAACATTGCTGCCGTGTTGATCTCTGCATCCGCACAAATCCCGTGCTTATATAGGTGCTCAGCAATAATTGTGATACCTTCTTCCCACTTGTCTGTCTTGGCAAATTTTGTTGAACGGTGTAGATTCTCATAAAGAAATCTGTATACATCCTCCCATTCGCCATTTGTTACGGTTCCACAGATAACCTTTCGTGCCTCAATCCATCCGTCAACCTCGATTAAATCGAGTAGTTGTAGTTTGTAATCACCTGTCTCTGCAGATGTCGATGTTGGAGAATGTAAAATACCATTAATTGTTCCAAGCTGGATCGAATTTATGATCTTTCGAATGTCTGGATAACCAACAGCAATATATTTGTCAACATCATCGAGGTTGAATTGAACTTTTTCCGCAAGTAGGATTCTTGCAACAAGTTCAGCTATCTCGTCTGTATTGAATGCTTTGAATCTTAATTCCTGACATCTTCCAATAATTGGAGGAATGATCTTGTTAACATAGTTGCACGTGAGGACGAATCGTGCTGTATCGACGTATTCTTCCATTAACATACGAAGAATTGCCTGGCCATTTGGCGTAATGTAGTCGGCTTCTTCTAGAACAACTACCTTAAAATCACCAAGTGCAAAGGTTGTAACGAATCCTTTAATCTTGTCTCGAATTGTATCAACATTATTCTCATCAGATGCGTTGATTTGCATATGGTCAATAAGGTTAACACCAAGTTCTTTAAGAAGGATTCTGACGAGTGTTGTTTTCCCCGATCCAGGTACACCCGAGAGTAATAAGTGTGGGATACTTTTTTGATCGATCATCTTCTGTATGATCTTGCGATGTTGCTCTGATTGGAATAGGTAACTTGATAAGTCTTTTGGTCGATATTTCTCGACCCATAGTTTTTCTAAACCTACTGATGAAATTTCTGTACTTTGTTTGAAATTTTGTGGTGTTATTGTCATATTATTGTTCTAGATAAGATTATATCAAATAATCTTACAGGAAAATAAAAGGAAAATCAAGAGGGTTATGGAGTTAATGAAGACCTACGAATTCTTCTTACAGCCTTTGACTTTTGTTCTTCGTGGTGCTTTTTATGCTGTTCTAGATGTGCCTCAATCTGATGTTTGAGGGTGATATCTTGCGATGATAGTATTGGTTGTTTATTAAGAAGTTCAAGTTCGGCAATAAGAAGTGGTATATCAGTAGTTTCAACATTAGTAATTCTTTCTGGTTGTTCAACTGGTTGTTGCTTAACTTCAGCTAGCTCAACAATGTCGGGTTCGGGTTCATCAAATGATACTTCACCATTGTCATTGGAATTAAGTTCTAATGGCGACGGTTTCACAGAAGTACCAGTATCAATAAGTGATTTTTGGGGTTCGTTTAAAAACAAATCAGGAACTATTGTAAGTGGATTATTGACTGGTACAGATGGACCCTCTGCATATGATGCCTTTAAGACATCCAGTGAAGACTTCTCTTCCTGTCTAACCTTAATCGCGATGTTTGTTGCAATTGTTAAAGCAACAGCTAGTGGATCGAATACTATGATCAACATTAAAATTAGCCATTTTGTTGCATCATCAATTGTCATTCCTGAAGCACGAGCAATGTAAATAATTGGACCTACATGAGCTTCTACCTTGATAACATCTGAACTTAGTTTCTGAATCTCGGTCGTAATTTGTGGTAGTCTTGCATTAATTTGTTTTGTTTCACTTGCAAACGATTGAATCAATTTTTGACGACCACGAACATACTCGGGAGGAAGTTGTGCTATTTGAGCATCAATTTCTTTCTTTCTCTGTTGCAATGTCGCTTGTTCTTCTCGAAGTAACTGAATTTGAGTAGTTGTATCTTTATAGTTAATAGTATCTTGTTGGTAGCCAGCACTGAGATATCCAAAATGTCCAATTGCGGTAATTACCATCAACAATATAACTGCCGTTACTAAGTATGCTTTTAAACTGTAAAAGATTTTATTCCAGAACTTATACAAAAAAGAGGCTGTAATTAATTTTCCACACTCGAGTACTATTCCCATTATCACGATGGACCAAAATATACCACCAAAAGTGTGCGCCAATCCCCATACACTAAAAAAAGCCGAAATGGTTGCAAGCGAAAGGGTCACTGCAACTAACATAGAAATAAATATCATTGTATTCCTTGCTGGTTATGATAAATAATCAAAAATACCCTGTCCTATATATGAACAAACTAAAGTCATTAACACAACTTATAAGCGAATGTAAAAACGTTCACGGTGATAAGTATGATTATTCACGTGTCGTATATAAAGGTACACACGTGAAAGTCACAATCGTTTGTTATGTTCACGGTGAGTTTAAACAAGCACCAGTCTCTCATATAAGCTTACGACAAGGCTGTCCACAGTGTTATGGGAATAAAAAGAAGACAACTGTCGACTTTATACGAGATGCTATTGAGGTACACAGAACAAAATACTCTTATGACTTTGTAGACTATAAAAATAGTGACACAAAAGTCACAATTGTTTGCCCATTGCATGGAAAATTTGATCAGACTCCTAAAAATCATATTATTCGAAAATCGGGCTGTCCGTGGTGCGTTAATCGTGCCAGATTATCAACAGAACAGTTTGTTGTGAGAGCACAAACGATACATAGTTACGATTTTGATTACAGTCAAGTTGTTTACCAAAATATGACAACACCCGTGGTAATAATTTGTCCATTTCATGGTCCATGGAAAACTTTACCAACAATTCATCTACATAGTAATACTGGATGTCCAATATGTTCAACTTCAAAGGGGGAAAAACGAATTCGGGCGTTTCTTGAAAGTAACAATATTAAGTTTATTCCTCAATATAGTCCAAAGGATTTGACAAACATTACAAAAAAGGCACACTATAGATATGACTTTTATTTGCCTGATCATAATATCTTAGTGGAATTCGACGGTCTTCAGCATCAGAAATTTGTTCAGAGATGGCATAAGACAGAAGAAGGTTTTGTAAGATCAAAACAAAGAGACACCATTAAAACACAATATGCTGCTAGTAAAAATATCCAGCTTATTAGGATACCATACAAGAACATGGATATGATTGATCAGATATTGACAGAAGAATTATTGTAGACTATCTCCGTCGATTGCTACAATATCTTGGTACGTTGTCCGCCAAATCTTAATATCGTCATATGACATTCCAGGAGTCCATCGTAGTGGTGCAATTAAAACATCAACGCCTGGTTTAATGCGGTCATCTGTGATACGAGACCCAAAAGCGATAACCTTACCCCATCGACAGTGAGTTGCTGATCTTTGAAAATCCGGGATCAATAAAATCCCACTTTCTCTTCTTTCTGTAAATTTCCCACCAACGATACCATCGTAGAATGCGAACAGAATATTATCACCGACTGGTGCCAACATATAAAATTCCCTTTTACTTTGTTTCTTGTGATAACTTTGGATCAACTTCAATCGGTGCTACAGCTACGACAGTTGTGTCTTTTGTACGCTTTTTGCGTCTCTGTCGACGTGCTGTTAGATCCTCACTTTTTTGCAAGATGAGTTCTTGAGCTCCAGATATAGTAGCTCCTTCAAGTTGTGCTTTAATTCTCAAGAGGTCGAAGTCTACTTCAATGCCTCTTGCACTACGAACGATACGACGTGCCATAATTACACTCCTAGGTCGTAATTATTTATTCAGGGTTTTATGAAGTCTTCAATATCCAAATCGTGTTCAACACTATCAATATCGTGAACTTCAAGTAAGTACAACACATAGGAGGACACACTACTTCCTCGACCCACACCCCAAACAATATTATGTGTCTTGAAGGTATCTATAATATACACCATCAATCTCAAAACATTGTACAAATTGTGTTGTTTATATAACTCCAATTCTTGTGCGATCCGTAGTTCTCTTTTCTCAATTTCTGCTACTGTCAACCCATCAAAGTGAAACTCTGAATAGAACTTTGTTACAATATAATCAACGACATCGAGCGTCTTGTACTTTTCAGGTATGTTCCACGAGAAGTCTAGATCGTTACAATGTGGTTTTACAGTAATTCGTTTATCAACCCCAACAAGTTTATTGTACTTATCAAGTTCAGTATTGATAGAACTAACAAATACATTGTCTAAATTTCGTTTACGTTTGACAAGGTCAAGTAACACAGATGGGTCAACTGTTGTTGACCCATCAAACCAGAGTTTTCTATCTGTTAGAGATGTGTACATCATAAAAACTGTCTTGGTTGATAATTGGCTCCAGATAAGTCTGATGGGGTAGTCTCATTCCCGAGTCCACCAAGTGATGGTGGTGCATCAACACGAGCAGTAGGACCACCTGTTGGCATTGTAGTTGACATCTTTGGAAGATTCGTCGGTCGAAGATGTTCTGGAAGGTTCGCAAATGCTGATGGTGGTGGCATTAGAGGAGCATCTGCTCGATCGAGTGGTATCTCACCAGAAATAAATCCTGGTGGTACTGCTGATGGGGAAGCTGACACACTCGATCGACGATTTGCAATGTCAGCTTGTTGCTTTACAGTTTGTAATTGTTCGTTTACTCGTTGTTGAACGAGTTGATCAATAGATGTGCCTAACCCCTCAACACTATCAATCTTCGCACGAATTTTAATCCATTGATCTCGACTTGGAGACCAATCATCTGGTTGCATATCTTCAATACCAGATAACCAAGCTCTAAATTCAATCATTGTTATCTTATTGTTCATAATTTCATCCTATTTCATCCTATTTCAAACTTTTGTTTCCTGTTATTTATCAACGAAAAACTCACATGAACCCATCCACTCATTGGATCATTTGGTCGGAAATACTCAAGAATCAGTTGATCATATGCAGGTATGTTTTTCTCAACCCAATCTGCAAGTACAGGATTTGGAACTCCAGGGATTTGAACGTCAACAGCTTCACCTTTTGGATGGCTCTTGAGAGCAAAATACTGTTTCCATGATTCAGCATTTGCTTTGATTCCCTTTCGGGCGCACCATGTTTTCCAAGCAGCATCGTTGATTGCTTTTTCGAGTTTCTCACCACGATACCATGATGTTGGTGCAAATGGTATTCCGAAATGTTCACGAATTGGATCGAGAACGTTAACAGCAACGGCTTGAGCTGCTACGAGAGTTGGTTGTGTTGGTGTATTATCAATCATTAGACGAGTTGCAGTATCAGACTTTGCAATCTCATACATCTTGAAGTATCTGCTTATTGGTTTTGTTGGATCATATATTAACATGTTTATCTCCAGGTTGGATTAGTTCTTGCATCATAATAGGTCTCCGACGATTTTGTCTTTCAAATACTTATTATAGACATCCGTTGGTGAAACGTTTATCCAAAGGTGTTCAGCAACAGGATGGCATAACATTTGGTGTTTGTTTAATGAAGGACCAATATTACGATTGAGTTGCGTATAGTCGACGGCAATTACACTTGCTCCGAGTGGTTTATTAACATAAGGACCACCGATAAGTGCTGTAAATTGACGACCTGGTAGGTCTCTAATTTTTACTGTATCAAGTTGCATTGTCTCCTGATCATAGACAAGCAAGTACCAAATTGTTGGAAGGATTATATCAAATCCTTCAATTCTTATTGTTAGTGCTGGACATGTAATCTCTTCCAAAATTGGAATTGGAGCAAGACAGTAGTCCATTAGAGAAAGATTCAGTATCCACATATGTCTTGTCACAAGAGGAGTGTACATTGACTCTATTATTATAGGTTTTGTGGCATCGTCAAATATCATCATTTTTGGTCACCAAATCCTGAAAAGAATTCTCGTTCAAGCCCTGTTGTTTCTTTTGAGTAGTAATCAACGGTATACTTCTTGAACGGATAGTTTGCTTCTTGGTAATACTTTATTCTTTTCTGCAGATGCTGCTTACTATACTTGAGATCACTACAAATGTCAATGACATCCACGTGATTTTTATCTTTACTCTTTCGAAGTCCACGTCCAATTGCTTGAATCGTTCGAATAAAAGACTTTCCCATATCAACGAGAACAAGATTAAAAATTCGATCAATGTTAATTCCGACGCCAGCAATCTGCACTGTTGCTATGACAACAAGATTGTTATTGTGTTCAAAAAGATCGAATACCTCTTGTCTTGTTTCACGATCCGTTTTTCCTGAGATGAATCTCGACTCAGGAATTATCTTATGTAACTTGCGCCCAAAAGGAACCGATGTTACAAGACACAAAACATTTCCTTTATGTCTTTGGCTCTTCTCCACCAAAAAGTCAGCAATCCAACTTCGTCGGTCATCATTGAGTTCGAGGAACTGCTTCTCAAGTTCATATGTTGTGATCTTTGTGTCGAGATCATAATCATCTACAACGATTTGATCATTAAGTTGCATTGTATGAACATTTAATGTTGCTAACCATCCTTCTGTGATTAGGTCATCTGCAGTAACAGAGAACAATACGTCACCGAGAGCAACCTTAACTGCAAGTTTGTCAGCAGGTGCTTTCGGAAGAGTTCCTGTTAGACCAATACGGTATGGAATGTGGGCGCCATGGTTGTTAAGAAGTTCAGTAAGGACGCTACTTTTTACTTTATGACACTCGTCCACTACTACTACTTGAAACTCTTTTAGTACATGTGGGATATTTTTCAATGACTGCCATGTTGTCACCACATGTGTGTGTTTATAGTCCTTAATACTTGCTGATATTTCGCTAACGTCAAGATTGAAGAACTTGAATTCAGAAACAGTTCTATCAATTAGTGAAAGATTTGGTACAATCGTAATTGTCTTTAGACCCTGTTTTGCGTAGACATCAACAATACATGCATTTACAGATGTTTTTCCAGCTCCAGTTCCAGCAATAATAATTCCTTTACCTTCAGTAAGGGCATGGTTAATTGCATCAACTTGATACCATCGCAATTGATATGGTTCGTTAGTTTTTGGATCTATGAACTCAGAAAAATAGTCACAATCAATTGGATCAATCTCAAGTCCCTTATGAACACGACGATCGTCAAGTTCTATTTCGTAACCAAATGCAATAACCTTTGGAACGATTTCAGGGAGTAGGTATTGATATGTCTTTCCAGTTTTCTGAAAAAACCGAATATTGCCGTCCCATTTCTTCAACTTGTATGAAGGAGCGAAAAAGTAGTTTTCCGCACGAACCCCGTACTCCTTATAGAAGTATTCGATTTGATCTGGATGTAGACCAGTTATAAAGCAATTGACCTCATCAGTTAGGACTATTTTAGATTTCTTGGTATGTGTTTTCTCTACAATCATGTTATCATGTAGTCACTTGCCTCAGCGATCTTGAGTCGTGTTACGTTGTTTAACGCATACCCTCTCGTCTCAAACGCTTTGACAATCTCGTCATATTGATCATATCGTTCTTTGACAGCAAGAAACAGTGAAAGTTGTTTAACATATCTGTTGTCACTCTTTGTATACTGTGTTTTATCACGCCAGTCTAGATCGACGTTAAATCCTTCTGTGTACTCTCTCCACACTGATCCATGTGCTGAATCAAGTTGACCTTCCATAAACTTTACAATCGCTGCAAGTTCTGCACGTTTCCGTGCATATTCATAGTAGTATGATGCTTGCTCAATATTAGCACGCTCAATCGTTTTACCTTTGATTCTTATACGCGATTCAACTTCAACCTCATCAATGTTATAAAGTACTAGAACATCAGGAAGGTTTGTTAAACTTTCACGTAAAGCTTCAATTGATTCAAGTGCTTGACTCAATGTAATACCCTTTTTGCTGTAGTAAGTGTTATTGGCACATCCTCACTTTCATTCGTAACAGGGTGTTCGATAAGATGATTCTCTTGTAGTGCACGACGTACCTGTTGTGTAATTAATTCCTTCGCAAGTTGTTCCTCTTCGTCAACTCGTTTTTTAAACTCTTCGTTTGCATTATGAAGGAACACTAGAACATCCTGTCTTGATTGTTTGGCAATTATGTCCATTGGTATCCCAACAGTTACCACCCTAAATAGGTTTTCTTTTGGATCGACAACAATTCGACCTACAACTACAAGAACGTCTTTATCATTAAGGTGTACTGATACCCAATCGAATTGTTCTGGTGATTCTTTAAAAAATTCAACGATAGCATCGTACATAAATTGCAGCTGAAGGTTGATTTTTAATGTTATCGTTTTATGAATACCATCTCTTCTTTCAAACATTTCCTTAAGGTTGTCTTCGAAAAATTTAGGTGTATCAAGTTCAGGATTCATTGTTACTCCATATTAGGTCTTGTATGTCCATTAGCAAGTGAGCTACAAACTTAAGATCCACTGACCGTTGCAATTTTGTTTCTGTATATGCTTGTTTGATTTTTGCATCCATTTCTTCAGAGTACTCAATCAGTTCTTCATATGACCACTTTCCGTTGCGAATATCGAGAAGTTCTTTTGCATCATGTCTTCGAACAAACATTTGATGCTGAGTGAGTCCTTCATATCCCATTCTCATTAGACGAACAAGATGCATAGCGTGTTTTGTATCATACCCAAATCGTTCTTCGAGTTCTGAACGTGCCTGATTACGATTTTCTTTCCATATCCAATAGTTCTTCCAGTTTTCATGAGCTTCTTTGAACAATTGCAGATTAACTTTAGCAACCATTAGTGGGGTTTGTTCTGATTCCCAATGTGCAAAAAATTCATTTGTTAAAGGAGTTGGATTTCCACGTTTATCTAACCATGTTTCACCCTTCCATGGATATACCACATAGTGATTATCGCCAATATCTCTTGCAACAGTGTTTTCCGTTGGTACAATCTTATTGAATTCCTTTTTGTCAGTCATATTGAAGACGACAGATGTAAAATCTTTTTGTTGTGGTTCTTCAATAGGTTGAGGATTCATTATCCACTTATTATGTCCCTTGATCCTTTTCAGTTGTGAAACGGCATAGCCGGAAAATGTATATGCTAGTTTAGATGAAAGTAGTCTATCGCGACTGTTTCTTAACATTTCATATGCTGGAGTTCTTATAGTGATGTCACTATCATTGACCCATAATGTTTCAATAATATTTGGATTTTGGTCTATAATAAGTTTGAGAAAGTTTGACACCTCATAGTATTTCGTGTCCTCCCCCTCACCTTCCACTTCACGAACCGGAAAGAATGGTGTTCTAATATTAATTGGTTGAGCAACAAATACTCCACGTATGTCTAGGTCTGAAGTAGGTAGAGCTGTACCATAAGCATGGCTACCAGCTCTATGTTCAACAATTATGTTTTGTATATTGTACGTCATGGTCCTAGTGAATAGTATTCATAGTGCTTATTCATTGTTTTCTCTGCAGCCTTAGCTGCAGATTCAAGATCGATATATGTTGAATCCGTGAAATAGTCTGATTTTAGGTTGTATTGTAGGTCACCATACGGACGGATTGTTGTTAATCCTTCACTGTCCGTTATTAGTTTAAGTAGCACTTTGCCATTTGAATCCACAGCGTGCATGGAGCTACCTCTATACACCCACTTCCAACGTTCGTTTTGTTTCCCACATTCCAAATCAAGTACCATTATACCACCTCCACTTCTGCTGCATCGGCTCGTCTTCCCTTCAACTCACCAGGAATGTTTTGTTGTGGATCAATTTCTTTATCATCAACAGGAACACTAATAAATTTCTTAGATAGTGCTTCAGCCTTGAGAAGTAGGTCATCAACATACTTAGGGAGGTCCCTTTCGTAGAACGTATCGGAAGAACCTGGTAGTGCAAGACGAGAACCTCGTTTCTCAATCACACCAAGACTAATGAATGCATCTTTGAGACCAGATAATGGATCAATGCCTTTATCATATGGAATTTCAATCTCAACTGTCTGATATGGTTTTGTGAATCGTGTCTTGAATCCTTCAGCAATCATTCTGATACCAGAAACGTCCTTATTTTCGTCCTTAAGTTTTAGTTTCTTCAAAAGAACGATTTGTGACAATGCGTATCTAATTGCCTGATTGACGACCCATACACCTTCGCCTTGTAGGATTTGTGCTTGTGTTGCTGCATATACTTGACCAGTGATAACCATCGAAACGTTTAGACCCTTGATATTCTGTACAAACTGACGTAGCATCATCTTTGCCTGTTTTGCACGAAGCCCTTGATCGGCTGACATATCGCCTTTTTGGAAATGCTCAAGTTCAGATTCTGTTGATAACATATCTAAGCTGTCAAGAGCGATTAAAACTCTTGGAGCTTTCAGATCTGTACCATACTCGTCTCTGTATCCTTTAAGGAATGTTGAGACAGCCTTAATGGCGTTTGGAATTGTTGTTACAGACTTGTAGATATAATCTTTATCAACTTTAACCCCAACGTTGCCCATGTAGTCATTATCAAGTGCGTTTTCCGAATCAAGTACGAACGCCCAGTCACTTTGTTGTTGTACCATCTTGACAATGTTACCAGTTAGATAACTCTTACCTGTTCCCGATGGTCCAACAAGTCCTGTAATACGTCCTTGTGGAATTGCTTTGTAGAAACTTCCAGAAACAATTCTGTTGAGACAGTAGTTTCCTGAATTATACCAATAACGAGGAGGTTCTGACGAATCTCCAATACCGGTTTCATCTTTTAGTTCCTTTTCAAACTGTTTTAGAAATTGCATAACATTCTCCTAGACGAGGGATGTGCCTTCAAATAAAAACACATCCCTCTATTGGTTACTTACCAGCTGTGGCGCGCTCACTTGCACGTTTACGAATTTGTGCGAGAATGTTAACAGACTCGTCATCTTCACCTTTTGCTGTTTCAGTTGCTGCTTGCTTAGGAGTTGTTACAACAGTTGTCGAATGATCGCTATCATCGCTGCCACCTGCTGTTGGTGCAACATAAGGCGTTCCCTTAAGTGCTGCCTCCAACATTTGCTCAACCTTTTCACGACCAGGATGCTTTGGTAGAAGTGTTGATAGATCAACAAGACCACTTCCTACATGCTCAACCGTTACTGGATCAAGAGCAGATGAGTTCTTAGCGAACTTACTACGATCATATGCTGCATACCCACCCTTCTCTGTCTTTTTGATAATGAAGTTTGTTCCAGCAGTGTAGGAAAATGGTAGATCATCAAGATCGCCTTCTTCGAAAGCGTCCTTAATTACATCATACAGCTGGTTACCGATTGCAACAAACCTTGTTTTTCCTTCGTGGCTCTCACCTGTATCTGCATTTGCAGGAAGTGGATCCTCAAGAACGAGAACGTGGCCAATATACTGCTTTTTACGGTAGTACAGTTTGCCATTTTCCTTGTCATCATTCTTGTAGAAAGCAGACGAAACTTTACAGATTGGACATTCTTCGCCATACATTTTCAGACATGGAACAGATTTACGCTCACCGTTGATTACTAATGTGTGCATTAGTTTCTCAACGAGAAACCCTAGAGGATTATCGTCGTTCTTATCTGCTAGCCAACGGACGATAGACTGCTCGCCAACTTGCATGTTATAGAATGGGTAGTAGTTGTTTTGACCGACAGTGTTTGTCTCACCAGTCTTTTTGAAAGCACTTCTCAGTGCATTGATATCGATTTTAGTTGCCATATTACGTCCTTTCTCTTTTAATTGTTGTTTTGTTGTTTGAACGCTTTAGAGGTTGCGATTTGCATTATTTTAAGTTGGGCCCTCTAACCAACTGAAGTTTTATTTTATAGCGTAACTTTATACTAAAACGCTAGTACCTTTCAACGGGTAACAATAGTATTTATGGTTACCCTAAATAGTTTCCCTTATAAATCGCTTACCATGTATTAGATACTTCAAATAGTACCCAACCATCTAACCAGGCTGCAGTTGTTGTTGATATTCTAGATGCCAACAAAGTCTTTCCGCCAACAACAAATTGTATATCATCTCCAAACAATGCATTTCCCATTCCAGCCAATATGTAAATTCCTGGCAATGTACCTCTCCAATATGCATTTGCTCCTGGTTTCTCCGCAATTTCTAAAGTTGAGAAGAACATCTTTCCATCTGGGACATGTGGGTTGGTGAATACAGTTGTATTACTTAATTTCCCACCTGAAACCTTATCACTTTCGAATGGAACTAGTCGTATCGCTTGAGAAGTTCCTGTTTGATCTTGTTGTCTGGCAATGAATATCGCACCTGCCGCTGCGGGTGTCACAGTAGGAATTGTCGATTCAATTGCGGTCTGTAAATAAGAACCAACATATGTTGCTCCTAGACTTCCCAGTATAATCGTGTTAAACGCATCTCCAGATTTCTTGGAAGGTACATCACCAAATCCAGATACGACGAATCCTGTACCACTTGTGGTATTTGTTTGTGCTCGAACCCAAAGCCACATAAATGTATCTGTTACTACCATTCTCCAGGCACCGCCAGTACCAGCAACAGTCATATTCTTATGCCACAATATATAGCCAGCACTTCCTTGTCCTTGTGCGGCAGACGGAAATGGATTTGTTCCAACATCGACGGTTGTCATTGATTCATACGCAGTAACTCGTGCTGATCCACCCACTGGTGCATCTAATCCAGAATCATCAACTCGTAGATAGAACTGATTACCAGATGGTGGACGATAAACTGCTTTGTTTGCACCACTATATGGTTTAGTCCAGCCAGATCCAGTGACCAAAGCGAAATCAAGAACGCTAATTAATGTTCCTGCGCTTCCTCCAAGTTGAGGAGCACCTCCATCGGCAAATGTGTATACTGCTACGCTCATATTGGCAACGCTTTATTGTAAGTGGTTGAGTTCAATGTAAGTACAACTGTTGGACCTGATTGATAGACCCAATAAGATGGTGGCAATGGAAGTTTCAAAGTGTAATAGAAATTACCTGGTGGTTTCAATGTTGCTATTGCGCCAAGTGCTGACATTATTTCTCCTTAATCCCCAAACATTAAAAAGTAACTACTTTGTTGTGCGTTGAGTATTCCATCTATGTTATATTCGACAGCAAACCCCTGCTCGAGACCAAAAGCAGATCGTGTATCCAAATATATGTATTTCTTTCCTGCTTGCGTGCCACCTGTGTAATCAAATTGAAATTTGGTTCCATGTGCAAGTGGAGTAAAGTTTAGTGCTGCTAGTGATCCTGGTAAGTAACCCCTTAATATCCTAGTCGGCGTTGGTTGCACTAACCAGAATGGAGTGAAAGTAATTCCACCAGTTATTCTATCTGGCGTTGAAGGACCAACAAATGTACTATCTCCACCACTTATGCCGGCACTAGCAATCAGGTATGCATAATGTTTGCTTACTGTTTGAGAAGTCCCACCAGCATATGGTTGTGACATCCAATGTCCAGAAGACACTGTGGCATTATTAACCGTATCGTTAGCGGCTGTGATATTTGAACCACCACTTGTCAATGATACTTGGTTTGCAATTATTGCCGTATTACCAAGTCCACCACCTAAACTGACTATATCTCCAAAGAAGAAAGCAGTGCCCGATTGACTTGTATTCGTTGGTAATGTTAATTGGTTCCAGAAATAGAAATATGTACTTGAACCAATAACAATCCACTGTCTTGCAGTTGCCGCCGTTGCTCCATCAGTCTTATTAGCAAATGCACCTGCTGCAATCTGTGCGACACTCGGAAACGGATTTGTTCCAGTGTTGACATCAGACATTGTATCAAATCCTTTAATTCTAGCCAAAGTCGTTGCACTATCATCAATCCTTAGATATCTTGTGCTACCAGATGGCATCTGATATGCAGCCAAATCAGCCCCAGAGAATGCCTTAGTCCAGCCAAGTGATGTTCTTGATCCATACCCATTAACTAGGCACGCATCAAGTACGCCAATCATAGCACTGGCTGTTCCATTGAGAACTGGTGCTCCAGTGTCGGTTGAACTATAAAGTTGTATTGACATTTACCAGGTGCTCGAAGTTTCTAATGCAACTAATGATGTATTGTTTAGATTGAAGAATTCAAATGATTTACCAGCAAGGTCACCAGTTCCAGTGAATGTATCACCCTTGGCGAAATTCACAAATGCAGACGATTCTGTCGACCACGCTCCTGGCAATGTCCCTCTAATTGACGAATATCTAGATCCATCAGAAACATTATACTGGTCTAACAGGAAGATTGGACTCAGGAACAAATGTGATGTTGCTGGATCTGGATATGATAATCCAAATGTAGCCGAATTGCCGACACTAAGGGCGTTAATTCCATCAACACCACAATCTTTGGCTCGTGATGGTGACATTGGGTTGTAGTCAAAGAAAGATGATGATGGGATACTGATTGCTGAATCAGGAAATTGAGTTGTATTGGTTACATTATTAAATTCAGGGTTGATTAGAAATGCACCTGATGTAGCAACTGTTCCAATTAAGATACAATTGTTCGTATCTCCTAGTTTGTCCGATTCGAAATCTCCAAAGTAATGTACCATAGTCAAAGTAGTAGCACTTCCCCACGCAACGTACATATAGAATGCTTTATCTGTTGCTATAATAGTCCAAGGTACAAATGCGACACTCTGCGTATATGAGACAGTAACCCCGACTCCAGGTGCAGCAGTTGGTAATGATACAGTTGCGGTAAATGGATCAATAAATGAAAGAACAGTACCAGTTGGAGCACAGAATGGACAAGTTAATGTCGTTCCTGCCATTAGCACACCTTCAATCCGTGTCGTGCTCACTATAGTTGTGCTCGCAGCCCCATAAGATGCTGTAAATGATCCTGATTGAGAGAAAGTACCAGTAACTGCAGTTGCTGCTTTCCTAAAGTATATGCTCGTATTGTTCCCAATAAGTCCAGGTGAGAACTGATTATTATTAACTGGTACATAATTCTTCACATTCGGGAATGGATTAGTACCACTTGTATAACTTGACATTGATTTGTAACCAGTAACTATAGCAGCGTTTCCAGTTGAATTATTCCCAGATGTGGGTGGAGGAAGAGAATGAAATTCATCATCTACCTTTAGATAATATTGGTTACCTCCTCCTTGACGATACACGGCTCCTACGAAGCCATATGGTACATTACCATCGGCTTTGAAAAACGGCCTTGTCCAACCTGAACTTAATAGGCAGTAATCAAGAACTTCAATTAAACTACCTGGTTGGCTAGATAATTTAGGTGCTCCGCCGTCCGTTGATCTATAAACTGTAGTTGTCATATATTACCATGTATTAGATGTTTCGAAAAGAATCCATTTCTTTGTTAGAGCACCTTGACCAACTGGCCTAGCTTCAAATGTCTTCCCAGGCAAATTGGTTATTCCTGTAATTGTTTGTCCTGCAGTTAAGAAAGTATTTCCATTATGGCAAGGAACTACCATTCCTGGTAATGTCCCTCTGCTGTATCCGTGACTAACCGTATTGTCTGTTCTAGCAAACTTTGGTGCTTCACTAATATTGATCTTTGTTACATACAATTTGTCATCTGGCGTGTTTGAATACACTAATCCACCATCGCCATAATTGGTGCTACTTAAAAAATATGATTCCGCAATTAATCCATTTGGACAAGGTCCAGGTAATTGTAACAAGTTTCTTAAACTATATGCAACTGTAGTTCCTACATATGAAGTGCTTAAAGTCAAATTAGTAGAGTCTGGCGTGCTTGTTGTAGGTTGTCCAGTTATAATTGTATTATACCTGTCATTTGGCATTGACGAAACAAAGTCACCAAAGAATTGATTGTGAAATGTAACTCCTCCAGAATCAATTGTTCGTATATAAAGCCAGAAAAAACTTGCAGTAGCTATTACAATCCATGGCCTAGCGGTTCCAGGAGTTGTGTTACTCTTTAACCAAAACAGATATGGATTTCCACTGGCACCAAGCGGGAAATTGGGGAATGGTTCAACTAAAGTGTTTATATCTATAAATCTTAAACAACCAGTCACTCTTGCGTTCTGACCGGCAGTTGCATCAGCTCCAGAATCATCTACTTTTAGAAATCTTTGGTTTGTATATGCACCTTGCCTATAAATTCGTTTGTTAGTAGCTGTGGCTGCAATTGACCATCCAGCAGCAGGCAGTGCACCGAATCCGTTGACTAGGCACGCATCTAATACGGCGACTAAAGAACCAGCTGAGCCATTTAAGGTTGGAGCTGAGCCATCTGTTGAACGATAGACTGTTACAGTCATGGTAATGCACTCATATTAAACAAATCCTGTTACCAGGGCGACAACGTCATATTTCCCAGCGGAGTTGAGGTATACGAAGCCGATTTTGTCTAATGCGTTCGGCGTTGAACTAGGAGCATACGCGATTATATCTGTTCCAAAGCGAGTCTCAGAAGTAAATGCTACAGATCTACCACCGGTTCCATCTTGGGTTAAATCCAGTGCACAGCGTTGTCCGTCGTAAGCGTTTGTGTTCGTAATCTGGATATTTCCCGTCAATGTAATACGAATCACGTCAGCAACAGACCAATCGAGGCTAACTGTTGGCGAATAAGGAACAACAACAATTCGTGGACGATGAGGAGAATTTACCCACTCTGCACCATCATAGGTGAGATAATCGTTGTATGCTGGAGTTGTTATTGTAACGTCAGTCAAATCGTCTAGTGATAGAACAACAGGAACACTAATTTGAACCCACTGTGCTAACATTGCAGAATAGAAATATGTTGCACCAAAATGTGGAGAATTGCTATCATTGACAAGTGCTGTTATCCCATCGTCAGGTGGGGTTGTACCTGGGATACCGTTGTCAGGATTTCGAGTCCAATTACCTCCAACGTTGACTGCTCCACCATTGTATTCAATTAGATCATCATCAACAAAGCCCATTCCGATCAATGTTGCACCAGCTGTTCCAAATGTACCAGCAATAACGTATCTGTCACCTACAACAAGTGGTCCTTGTTCAACAATGAACCAATCGCCAATATATGGTGAAGTTCCAGTAATCGTAAAGATTGCAACGTCACCATCATCAACAGCTATTGATGTACCAGTCTGTACCCACGTTTCGCCTTGAACACCTCCATACTTGATGTATGTTAGAGTGTCCCCGATGTTTCCTGCTGCTATTACTGGTTGTGTACTGCGGATATCATTTAAGTTTGGATCACGAATTGGATCTACGTATGTAATTCCTGCAGTCGCTGCAGCAACTGCAGCGTCGACATATTGTTTTGTTACTGCACCTAAAGCGGCAACGGGATCTGCATTAAGAATCAAGAATCCGGTCATTGTATCACCACCGACGTTTACATAAGTAGCGTCAACGAGTGATGTAATATCAAGTGCAACAACAGATGTTGTAGCTGATACTCTTCCTTTTGAATCTGTTGTGATCTTAACAAATGAGTTTGTTACTGGTGATCCAAAATCTGCAAGATCTATACTGGTATTTCCTAATACACCACTACCGTTAAGAACTGTGATATTATTTGGTGTACCTGTGATTGTTCTTGTAACAGCTGTTCCAGAACCAGTACGGACAATGTAACCTGTTGTTCCAAGCGTTGCAAGTGCTGTTAAATCAGGATCAAATGGTTGATATGTACTAGTTGCAAATGCAAGAGTTACTGGACTAAGAGCTGATATTGGAGGGCCGTTGAGAATCAAAGGACCTGTCATTGTACCACCAGATTTTGCTAACTTATTTGTTTCAAGTTGTTGAATCTGTAGTTGTACAGTTGTTGCTGTTAAGCTACCAAATGGTGGAACAATAATTTCAAGACCACCATGATTGTGCGGTAATGGATTACGTGCATCTGTTAGTCTTGGATCGTTATCACCAACAGCAATAGGATTACCGGAAGTAACTGGTGGTAACGAAAGTTTTACAGTACCATATAGAGAAGATGTTGCAAGAACGACTTCGCCTTCAGCTCCTTGAGGACCAGCAACACCAGGACCGCCCATACCTTGCATGAAGATAATTTGGTTCTTATTAATCGTACGTGCAATTGGTGGTGCTTTTGGACGTGTTGGTGTTGTAATATTAGGATCGGTGGCGGTTAGAGCACCACCAGTATCAACCCATAGGGTAACGTTACCACCTGACCAGTTCCATGCGGGATTTGTAACAACACCTTGCAAAATAACAGTTCCAACTTGACCAAATAGTGTTGTGTCTGTTAGCATACCAAGAATTTTGACATTTGTATCTTCGTATGCAGCTGGAATTAGTTGTGTTGGTGGATTGTTTGAAATTGTAACAACAGAGTATGCACCGATATTAACCGATGCTGTTCCAAAGATAAACGATTCTTCAAGTTTAATTGGTTGTAATTGTCCAGATCCGATAATAAATGGTGTTTCTGTTGTGTAGAATTCGCCTGTTAGTTTCTTAACTGCAGCACCAGTTTGATCGTAGAAAATTGGTCCAGAAAGAATTTCTTGGTTGAGGTTTGCTTGAGAACCAGGACCATAGTCAATTAATGATCCTAGAATAAATGGAGCAGGAGTGTGTGCTAAGTAACCACTAAATGCTGTTGGGTTTGGAATATTCTGGCTAACAGTGATTTCTGTTCTGTTTAAAGATGAGTTGAAGGTATATGCTACAATTGTATACACACCATCGTTTCCAGCAGTTTGTGTGATTGTAATTGGATCATTAACAACAAATTCGCCAGTAACATTATTAGGAACAAAAAATCGTTTATTTGGTTGACTACCACCAATAAGGGGATATGTATTTGTTATCTGTGTGTTCTGCAATCTTCCTGCAAAACACCGAACCTTCTTTAGCCATGTTGTACCGTTCCAAACATACATTTGTCTGTCAACAGTTGAAAAGAAGTGTTGATCGATAGCTGGCGAGCTTAGAAGTACTGATCCAAATCGTGGTTCAAGTGTCGTTGTTCCATAACCCTTGTGACCTGTAATAGGATGAATATCCCAATATAACCAATATGTTTCTGTTGATAGAAATGGTCCAGGAAATGCTAGAATTACAGCATTGTCTGTTTCACGAAGAAGATACTCACTGTCCCCTTGCGAAAATGTAACTAATAGGGAACCATTTTGAGTGTTTATGAAGATATCGTTACCAGATAAATTAAGAAAATCTGGCTCGTTGCTTATATTTACAGGTGTTGTAACAATACCTTGGCGAAATGAAAGTCTCATTGTTTATTCCTTATTGACAGAGTATTTATCTAACCTTTTAATTACCAAGGTAACGTACCTTGCCATCCTGTTGTAATATCATAATCAATAAGTTCTTGTACAGTTGTTAAATTGTCAATTAAGGTTTTATGATGAAACGAATTCAGGTAATTAGTTGAAATGAAACTAAAGAGAGTTGCTCCCATATTGAGAACATCCACAGCAGTCATTGGAATATCTTGATTATCAGCTGAGCGCCAAGTAAAATTAGCAGGAAAGTCAGATCCTCTTTGAAGTAAAAGAAGTGCCATCGTTGATGTCCCGGAAATGTTTGACCGAGAAACTTCATCTGATTGATATACGTTGCCACCAAATGCAAATACGTTATTATTGTAGGCATTTAGAAGTAGAAACACTGAGTTTTTATTGTAGTCCTTAAGTTCATCTACGGTCATTTCAATACCTGGATCCATATTCTCTTTCCTATGTTGTTTTAAATGAAAGAAGGAAAAGAAGACCGAAGATTTCGTCGCCTTCTTTCATGATTAAAGCGGAGCGGTTGTTATTGTAAAATGGCTAGATAACTTATTTTGTTCAATAAATTCATCTACTCCATCTTTTGGTGGAGCCATACCACTCGTTGCATAGAAAAGTTGAAAAATTCTAGCAGCATCTATACTTCTTATTCGAGCTTTAGGAGTAAATTTATACGTTGTTCGAGTTGTGGCGTCTTGAAAGACCAAGATAAGGTCAAGGTTTAACATTTTATCTCCTTAAATACCAAGTATGAAAAGTGTGTCGTTTTGTCCAACAGGATAACCACTATCCGATAGAAGTTGTTTAGCCGCAGCAATTAAATTAAGTTTTATTTGTGATTGTGGTTGATCGAAAGGTTGATTAATACCAATTGTAGTGTTAAAACTAAAATTTGCTTCCGTAGAAACCTCGGCAAAAATACCTAGTGTAGTAGGTGTAATTCCATTTGGATCGCCTTGAGCAAATACAGAAACAACATGAATAGATGCATTAGCCATAGTATGAACCTCCAAATAATCTATATATGAAAAATGAGAACAAAAATAACCTTTATGTATACCTATTTCCGAGAACTTCTGTTATACAGGAGAAGTAATCAAAGTCTAAGTTTCTTGCCGCAGTCGTTGCAGTTTGAACAATTCCACCAATGTTGACTGCAGTTGTCGGTAGGTTTGTTGCAATTGTCCCCCTTGACACATCATTGACAAAGAACTCCCAGTTTGTTGTCGTGTTCCTAACTGCACGAAGTACATACCAGTTATTTGCTGTGACCGCAACACCAGTGCTTAATGCAGTTGATGATGTGCTTGCTGAACGAGTATAACATCTCCAGTTAGCACTGGCTGCAGAACTGAATTCAAACCAGACTCCGTTGGTTCCATATGTAGCAGCAGCACCGTCAGATGCATCTTGGCAGAGTCCAACTTTGCAAATCACTGTTGTAATCGTTGGGATACGCACGATCCATGTAAATTCAGCAATTTGGTTAGCCATGGTCGATGAGGTTGTAGCCGCTGCACCCATCATATGAATTGCTGAGTTGTTACCTGAAGTCGCACCAGTAACAGCACGGTAAATTCCTGGATGGTCTGCCTCAGAAGCCTGAACGCTGTTTGTTGCAGCCGCACTTTGAGTCATCCACCACGACAATTCTCCTGGTTCCTTCGAAGTAGATGCGACTGTAATACCTGATAACATGAAGTCATCTTCAAGGTGGTGAACGAATCTTGAATTCATTGCGGCAGTTGGACGCCACTGGTTTGCAGCAAGGGTATTACCTACTGAATACAATACCTTCTCGGTGTTATCAAAGTATAGTGGAACTCTACCAGTAAATGCTACAGGTGTACCTGTAGGCTTACCTGCCCCTGCGCAGATATAAAGGAAGCCATCAGTTGCACTGGTTGCTAGAGCAGCATTACCAAGAACTGTCGATCCTAATGGGATTATGGTTAGGGCATCAAGAGCCCTTGCTTGGACACGAAGTGGGTTAGCAGTAGATGCGGCAATTGTTGAGACATCAAGTAAGTGCTGAGCAGCGACACCGTTGATTGCGGCTGTATTCTCGGTAAATTTGAATGCCGATTTAGCCGCTGTTGTTAAAGCCCAGTTCCAAGTCTGAGCATTATCTCCGTTGTTGATTGAGTTTGAACCACCAGCGGCTGTGATAGTAGATAATGTGACAGATGCGGTTGCTGCTGCCCATTTAACGCCTGCTGCTTGTGCTGAATCTGCGGTCAGGACGTGTGTATCGGTGCCAACTGCCAACCGTATAACACTTGTTCCGTTATCAACTAACAAATCGCCTTTGGTTGTCGTTGGAGACAACGCATCCATACCTGCAGTTTGTGTTACTTGTCCAGTTCCACCACCAGCTATAGCAACAGTGCCAAAAGCTAGTGCTGTGCCTGCGGAATTAACAACAAGTGCTTGATTTGCCGTGCCTTGAATATCAGCACGATCTGCGGTTGCATTACCAGTTACGCCATAGACCGAACGTGCTGAACCTTGTACAATATTAGCAGAATCTAGTCTAGAGGTTCCAACAGTAGCAGATTGTGAAAGATCAATAGAACTGAATGTTAGTGCTGTACCAGCACCATTTACAACAAGAACTTGGTTTGCTGTGCCTTGGATTGATGCAACATCAGCAGTCGCGTTACCAGTTACACCAAGAACAGACCTTGCAGAACCTTGTGCAAGAGCACTAAATGGTAGATCGCCAGTAGTGGCTGCGGCAGCAGCGAGATTTAAAGCACCAAATGTTAGTGCTGTTCCTGCTGAATTAACAACTAAGGTTTGATCTGCTGTGCCTTGGATTGATGCAACATCAGCAGTTGCATTTCCTGTAACACCAAGGACTGAACGCGCAGAGCCTTGAGTCAAATTAGCGAATGGAAGGTCACCAGTGACTCCATTTGATAGATCAATTTGCGCCCAAACGGGATTATTGCTTCCGCCCGTGTTTGACAGATAACGAGTAGCATTGGTATCTTTTGCTAGTTTTGATAGTGTATTTGCCGCAGATGCGTACAGTATATCACCTTGTGCATATGTAGATTGATTTGTACCACCATTACCTTCAGCTAATGTACCAGATACATGTGTGGTTAGCCCTATTTTGCCCCATAAAGGAGCAACACCAACACCACCTGAAATAAGAGCATTGCCCGTCGCAACACCCGCAAGTTTTGCCAGCGTAGTTGTGGTGTTTGCATACAGTATATCACCCACTGCATAAACTGTTTGTCCAGTTCCTCCGAACGTTGCACCAATTGCTGTTGCATTCCATGTCCCGCTTGTAACTGTTCCAAGTGTAGTGATTGATGCTTGTCCAACATAAGTTGCAGCAATATCAATAGTTGGATTGGCAGCAACGCCATCGCCATTTGATAACGTTATTCTATCTGTTGTTCCTGTAATTGTACGAGCAGTTGTTGTATTTGCTGCTGTTCTAACGACAACTCCGTTTGCGCCAGGATCAACTAATCCGTTTGCATAAAACGATTTCCATGCACCATTATAAACATCGAACCTATCATTGGTTGTATCGTATACAATAGGTGTTCGTCCAGTAAATGATGTTGGGACGCCAGACGGAACACCAGCAGTTGAAGTTATATACAAGAATCCATCTGTTGCACTTGTAGCAAGTGCTGCATTGCCGAGAACGAACGATCCTAGCGCAGTAAATTGCCCTTGTTGTGATGCTCCAATATTAAATGTAGTTGTGCCATTACTACCACTTCCGGTTGGTGTGCCGCTAGTAATTGTAACATTTCCACCAGATCGGTTTGTTCCAACACCGTTTGCAGCCGTAAGAGATACTGATCCTCCTGCTCCGTCTGCTGATGTGCCTCCAGATACTACCGCACTTCCTCCTGCGCCGCTGGTACTCGTCCCCCCTCTCAATGTTGCCAAGCCACCTGAACCGGAAGTAGTCGTCGCACCACCTTGTACAATAACACCACCAGCTTGACCTCCCGATGCATTTGAACTACCCGTGATTGTCACAGCACCAACAGTTCCTCCACCGGCAGGGACAGCACCAGCAGTTATTGTAACACTTCCTGCGACTCCTCCTGGCGCAGTTCCTGCACCAGCGGTTATTGTAACATTTCCACCTGTTCGACTAGTTCCAACTCCTGCTTCAGCAGCAATCGTAACTCCTCCACCACCCCCGTCAACCGGGATTCCTCCGCGAACAGCAGCAACTGCACCACCCCCAGATACTGTTCCTCCTGGACCTCCACGTAAGGTAACAGTGCCACCTGTACCCGTTGTACCACCTGTACCGCCAGTTAAATTTATTTGTCCACCAGTTCCTGACGTACCTGAGGTTCCGCCAGTTATTGATACGTTTGCACCTACTGTTGCTGCCGTTGAAGAGTTGCCACCGCGAACTGTAATTGATGAACCGGTACCAGCATCGGCACCTTGTAAAGTAACTACTCCTATATTAGTTACTGCTAAGATATCATTACCTTGGGCACGAATACGAATTGGATTTGCTGTTGAAGAAGCAATAGTGCTAATATCTACCAAGAATTGAGAACCAGCCCCATTTGTTGCGGCGGAGGATTCGCTAAACGTGAATGCAGTTTTTGCGACAGTTGTTAATGCCCAATTCCAAGTCTGATCATTATCGCCGTTGTTAATCGAATTTGAACCAGTTGCTGCAATGATATTGTTAAGTAGTAAGCCGGTTGCATTACCAGTTCCACCGTTTGCTAGAGGTAGTATTCCTGTAACATCTGTAGTTAAATCAACTTGTGAAAAGGAAATTGTAGTACCATTAGTTCTCAAAACCCTATTCGCTACAGTGCCAGAAGTCCATCCAGGAAGACCAGCATTACTTGTTACAAGAGCAGAAGTGTTTGCGGTTGTGATTGACGAAAGAGTATCTGTTGCTGTTGTGTAAAGCAGCGTATTAGTTCCACCGAAAGTAGCTACACCAGTACCGCCCCGACTTACTGCTAATTGTCCTGTCCAACCAAGAGTTAGAGATGCTGCTCTTAAAAGTGCTGTAGATGGAGTACCACCTAACGTTAACGTAACGTTTGTATCATCCACTTTTGTAAGTGCCGAACCTGTAATTTCTGTACCAGATATTGTGCTCCATGCAGGGATAGTTCCGTTGCTTCTTAGATATGTTGCAGATGTACCTATTGCCAAAGCAGAAAGTGTATTTGCAGCAGAGGCATATAAAGTATCACCAGTAATATATGATGTTAAACCAGTTCCTCCGAACGTTGCACCAATTGCTGTTGCATTCCATGTCCCACTCGTAATTGTTCCTAATGTAGTGATCGATGTCTGTCCAACATAAGTTGCAGCAATATCAACGGTTGGGTCGCCCGAAACGCCGCTTCCATTTGACAAGGTGATTCTGTTTGTAGTACCAGTAATGGTTCTAGTGGTATAGGTTGCAGTTCCTGTTCGAGTAACCAATCCAGTTGTAGATAATCCAGAAATGCCGTTAGTTTCAGCATTACCCGAAGTTTGCCATGCAACAGAGCCACTGTTGTAAAACTCTAGGGAATTGGTAGTTGTATTGTAACGAATGTCACCAGCAGCAGGTGAGCCGGGTTCTTCTGCCGTTGTACCAGCCGGTATACGCAGTGATCCAGTGCTAACAATTGTTAACACTGTTGACGCTGTTGGCGTTATGTATTCAGTACTAAAATCAAAATCCATTATACATCTACCTCCGCAGTTGAAACAATAGCGACCCAATCAATTGTAGTTGCAGCGACGCCGGTTACAGCAATATTTAGCGCTCCGTTTGTTGTATCCGCAGTAATGTTTGCATCCCATGCAGCATTGTCTTCAGCAATTACTGTTTTACTTGAAGCAACTATTGCTGTTGATGCCGCTGTTGCCGTGCGGCGTATTACCCCAACGAATCTATATCCTGCTGCTTGTGCAGCAGCAGTATTACGAGCCACCAGCAAAATATCAAAAGTCCATGCTGATGTATTTTCCAACACTAATCGTTGTGTACCACCTGTTCCATCTAGAAACATAGTTGTTGATGTAGCATTAGTTGTTTGTGTTCTAAGAGTATAACGACCAGCTTGAGCGTCTCCATCTATTGCAAATCTTCCAGATGATTGAACAGACCCACCATAGTGTCGTGCAATAGCACGATTACCATGAGCAGAAGAATATGTTGCTGATGCAGTGTTTGAACTTCCACCAAGAACGATAGAATCTTGTCCTGAAGCTGTTTGACCCTGACCAATTGCAACTGAATTGTTACCAGCAACCGTGCTTGCTGTCGGTGTAACTGGATTTTCATTGTAAAGTTGTAAAACTGTTCCTGCAATTGCTGCCCATTTAATGCCGGAGCCTACTGTTGAGTCAGCGGTCAAAACAAAGTTATTTGTACCAACTGCTTGTCTTATGTTATTTGTACCATTATGAACAATTAAATCTCCCTTAGTCGTGAGGGGAGACAAATTGTTAAATCCTGTTGTGTTAGTGGTACCATTTGTACCACCATTAGCAATACCGAGAATAGATGTTCCAACAGCAGCAGATTGTGAAAGATCAATAGAACCAAATGTTAGAGCGGTTCCCGCACCATTAACAACAAGCACTTGGTTTGCTGTTCCTTGAATAGAAGCAACATCTGCTGTTGCATTTCCTGTAACACCAAGAACTGAACGCGCAGAACCTTGAGTCAAGTTTGCAAACGGCAATCTTCCAGAAACATCTGTTGTCAGTGCAACTTGGGAGAAGGTAATTGTGGTTCCATCTGTTCTCAAAACCCTATTCGCTACGGTGCCAGAAGTCCAACTCGGTACGCCAGTACTACTTGTTACAAGAGCAGAAGTATTCGCAGTAGCAACA